TTTTCGGGTAATAGATCAGAGGTATAGTTTGTAATCATAAATTTGACAAAGAATGTATGTGAATAACTTAAGCCATTCTACGCCAAAATACTAGTTAATCTACTTAGTATTTTCTTTTTGGCGAGTTTCCTGCACCTGGTTTTTTATCATCCCACTTTGTACCACCAGGCAATTGTACATTCTTGTTTTGAAGGTTAATATCAAAATCAGCTGATTGTTCAGCTTCTGTTTCTTCAGGCTTAATATTAATTTTAGATTTACGCTTTAATGAATCAGGAACTGGACCTCTATTAATACCATCATCTTGAAGTTCAAAAGCTTCAATAGGCACTGTCATTGGGTTACGATAAAGACCAGGGGCATATTCAATAATAACATCTGCAAAAATAGCATCAGGAGACTCTGTCCCACCGCGATAGTTCTGAGAAGTTGTTGGGTAAACTGATTTAAGAGCAGAAACTCTCAAGTTAAGATCAAAACTTGGATCCATACAAGCTTTAACAATATCAATGAAGTTCTGACCTTTACCCTTAAAGAACTCCATGGAAAGAACGTTCTTTTTAAAGCGAACTCGGTCTCCAATAAGAAAGCCACCCTGTTGATATCGCTCTAAGACATTTTCGTATAATACATCAAATTTTGTTTCCATAGTTATTCTGATATTATTTATGCAACTCTTGTACTAAATAATAGTGTAAATGGCTATAAAAATTAAAAGTTTAGAGCAAGCTGCTAAAAATTACGTAGAGCAAAAATATGTATATAAGGATCTTCAGCTTGATTTAGAACTTGTTAAGATCCTGTCCCCAGGGTTCAAACAAAGTATACCTAGTAATGATGTGAAAGCGTCTTTTGATCTAAAAGCTATTACAAATTCTTTACTTAATCTCTTTAACACTCTACCCGGACAGAGGTTTTTGTTTCCTGAATACGGCTTAAGCCTACAACAATTTTTATTTGAACCTATTACAGTTGATAACGGTAATTTAATAGGCAATGCTATCTTTGAGGGTATTAGAGCATATGAACCTAGAGTAAAACCTCGCCAAGTACGAGTAATCGGGGACCCTGATAGCAATCAATACAGAGTTAACATAAATATCGAAATACCTATTTTCAATATTACTACCGATACCACTTTTTTGCTAGACCTTAAATCTCAATCTTTTATAACAATAGAACCCTCTCAATCCTAAAATATGGCAACTAACTCAAATAATAACTTTGATATACCAAAAGACGGTTATGTGTCTTTTGATGCTCTGTCTTTACGTCAATTAATCATAGAAAGGTTAAACGCTCAGAATGTTTTTACTGATCAAAATTTCATCGGTTCTAATTTAGCAGCGATTATAGATATTGTTGCTTATTCATATAATACGTTAATTTACTATTTAAACAGAACTTCAACTGAATCAATGTTTTCTGAAGCTCAGCTTTATGAAAACATTAATCGTATAGTTAAAATTTTAGATTACAAGCCGGTTGGTTTTCAAACATCTACTCTCTCTTTTGATTGTTCTGCTCAAAATTTTTCATCAGGCTTGTATACTATACCTCGTTACTCGTATATTACAACAAATAATATATCGTTCTCTTTTAATGAAGACATCACATTTGCAAAAACTGTTCCAGTAGAGATTGAAAATTTAACAGAACTTGCACAACAAAAACTTCTATATCAGGGTAAGTATCAAGAGTATCCAATCTATAATGCGACTGGGGATGATAATGAATTATTAATACTAGATACTACTAATATTAATATAGACCACTTTAATATCGATGTATATGTAAAATCAGGTCTGACAAATATTTGGAAGCTTTATACAAAAACAGCTAATCTATATCTAGAAGATGGTTACACCGAGAAGTATGAAATACGCCTTAATGCTAATAAGCGTTACGAAATAAAATTTGGTAATGATATAAACGGTAAAAAATTACAAGCTGGAGATCAAATTGCTGTTTATTATTTAGTTAGTAACGGAACTAATGGGGAGATAGGACCTAATGTTTTTGAATCTTCTAATACAGGTTTATTTCTGTATAACACCCCACAGTATAATGAAATTACAAATAGCATTAACGGTAATCTTAGATATATAACAAATCAAGAAACTAACAATTTATTTTTTAGTAATACCACATCTTCAACTTTATCTCAACCTGGAGAAGAAGCTGAACAAGTTCGGGCTAACGCTCCTGCTTTATATAAAAGTCAGTATCGCTTAGTAACCGCCAGAGACTATGAAGTCTTTATAAAAACAAATTTTGCAAATTTAATAACTGACGTTAAAGCTGTTAATAATTGGGAATATGTTTCTGGTTATTTAAAATACTTTTATGATATCGGTTTAATTAATCCTGCTAATACAGAAAGAGCTCTCTTTAATCAATTACTATATTCTGATAGCTGCAATTTTAATAACATATATCTTATAGTTGTACCAAAAAATTCAACTTTAACATCTTTAGATTATCTACTACCTGCCCAAAAAGAACTTATTAACTCTTCTATCTTACCTACAAAAATGGCAACAACTGAAACTACCTTTATTGACCCAGTTTATAAAGGAGTATCGTTTGGTGTTCAAATATCTTTATCAGAAGATTTAGCTATTGATAATATAGGGGATTTAAGCCGTATACGAGTTTACAAAAAAGCAGACTCTCGTCGAGATAACGATTCAATAAAAAAAGATATTAGCAATATTTTTACTGATTATTTTAGTAAACGTAATATGAAACTAGGTCAAACTCTTGATTTAAGATTTTTAACTCAGTCTATATTAGGGGTAAACGGTGTTGATTATTTTGTAACAACTAGAATTGATGCTCCTGAAGTAGTAGTGCAAGGCCTTTCTCTCTTTGTATGGAACCCCTTATATTTAGAAAATGACTTTCAGGTAACTCAAAACAATATAACCTCTAAATATTTTGAATATTTTTACTTTGACGGTCTACAAAATATTGAAAATAAAATTGAAATAGAATCAGTAGTAGGAAATTTTTCAACTACTGAATATTAATAAAAACTATGATACAAACTAGTTTTTTAACAACTCCTTTAACAGGTAATGTATATGTAACAGATTTTACTTTTACAGACCAAACTACTAGTGTTGCCCCTATTGCAACTCGTATATGGAGTTTTGGAGATCAAACATACACTTATAATACTATCTCTCCTACCCACGTATATACCTATCCAGGTGTATATACTGTTTCTTTAACTGCTACTGACACTTTAGGTAGTATCTACGTAGACACTCAAAATATAACAGTAGACTATGCTTTTAGAGATGCTTTACAATTTTTAGAAATACCTGATAGCTATGCCAACCCGGGTGTAAGTACTTCAACAACCTTTAAAGTTGGTGTAACCTCTGCTCAAATAAATGTACCACTTATTGTCAATCTTTTTGCAACAAACTCTAAATCTACCCCTTATCAATTTGTACCTGATAAGTGGAAATTCTTAACACCCACTTGGAGATTTCTAGATAAAAATTACAATACTATTACATCTCTTTCTGTCGAAGCAGTACCTCTTTATGTAAATAATAAAGTTGCTGCGGTTTCCGGAGAAGTTGAATTTTATTATATCGATGACTTATATTCTAGTCCCCCGAATGTATGTGGACCTCTTTTGCTTACAGCTACCCTTGAAACATCAGGGTTTATTTACCCTTTAGATTCTAAAATTTACGACTATTTTAGTTATGCAAACAATAAAACAGTACGTACTGGTCTCTTGTGGCAGGTAAATAATATTTTACCTGATTATCTTAAAGTTTCAGAAAATTATATAAATGATATTTACCCGCAAAAATGGAATGGAGTAAAAATACCGTTTACTGTTACATGTCAGAGTAGTAGAGCTAGTCTTTTATCAGGATCAGACTCTGCAGAATCCGGTATAATATTTTCTTACCCTGAGAGTAATAATTTAGGACTACAATCTAACATTTTTGTAAAACTATCAAATACTGATAATTTTACTGTTGATGAAGCTCCCTTACACTTTAAAGCTACAGATGATAATGGATCTACAACTGGGGGTTTTATATTTACAACAATAACCCCGACAACCTCAATAGATACAACTAACATTTTAGTCAGTACTGTAGCATATATAGACATTGATATTGAAACAAACAAATTTACTTACCCTGTTGGATATACACCCAACCCCTTTGTATGGGTATCAAATCCTGAACGCAACACCATAAATAGAGTTACTCTAGAGCCCTATTTTAATACTTGCCCCAGTATTAATGAGTATAAAAATAATAGAGTATTAGTAGAGGGGTATGTTAAAGCAATATCTGTACCTAAAGTTGAACTAAATACAACATATAATTATTCCATGTCTGGTTTTGCTGGTATATATGGTATGGCAATAGATCCAAGACGACATGAGCTTATTGCAACTGACGCTGAATTAGATCGTATTTATAAATTTTCTAGTCAGGGCTTACTCTTAAGCACTATAGAATTATCGAGTATTACAGGCTATTCACCAGTAACAGGTGGACCCACCCCTTCTAATATAAGTATTGACGAAAATTATAACTTCTATGTATCATTGTTTAATGCAGTTTCAGTTTTAAAGTTTGATAAGGAATTTAATTATCTTTATACACTGACACCTTCAGGTATTGATATTGAAGAAATTATTAATGGGGATAATATTTTAAAACCCCCTACTGTAGAAACAGATAGAGAAAATAATGTTTGGGTAACATACGCTTACCCACTTTGTAGTTTATTAGTAAAATATAATTCAACAGGGCAACCTATATTACAAATACCTTTAAGCTCATATATTATACCTGTAAGTATTGCCATTACCCCAGACAACAGTGTTTGGGTAGGTAATAATATTGTTACAACTGTTACACCCTCTACTGCTGTACCTTTTCTAGTACAAGATACAATACTCAATTACATACCTGGCTACCAAATAACTACTGGTAATTTACAATTGTTTAGTGCTAATGGTACACTTTTAAGTACTGTATCAGGATTTATAAACCCTAGCTATTTGGCATTAGATAGAAATAACAGTTTATGGTTCACTCACGGTATTCGCAATATTGGTTATATTGATATAAACGGTAATACAGGTTCTTGGCGTGTCAATAATGAGTCTAATGAAGAACAAGTTAAATTTCAACCACTCGATGAGGTTTATATAGAAGATGAGTCAGTTATAGGTAGTGATCAAGAGCTAATAGTTTTAGACGCAGATGAAGAGCTAGGGGGTCTTGGAGTCGATGTTTACAATAGAGTTTGGGTTATTGATTCTTTAACTAATCTTGTTTATGCTTTTTCTGCTACTTCTACTATATCGAATGATCAAATTCAAATTGCAAAAATTTACCCTGATTCTACAATTGGTTATTTTAATAATTTAAACGATACCTTTACATACACTACTACAAGTGAATTTTTTAAATCCGCTCAAGCCAATGGCGACTGGACTGGTAACAGATGGTATCAAAAATATTTTAGACCATCTGCAGTTTCTGCAATACCCTTATCAGGAATTTCTACTTCTTTTAGTATTAAACCATTTATTAATAACACAGAAATATACCGCATTAATGAAAACTTTAATAATGCTAATTATTTTAAATCTCTTATACTACCTGACTCCCTAAATAAGAATACAAATTTACTTGATAATTTTTTCGGTGCAGCTGTAGGCACTAGTACACCTAGCGCTTATGAAGATCTGGGACAAATAGTTTATGAAAGAATTGCCAATTTTGTTTACAATCACACCGATGTAGATACCTGTAATATAGATCAACTTCTGTCTCTTGCTGATCAAATGGATGTTTTTGCTGCCAACTACGATTTAACGTTACCAAGCGAGATTAAAAAATATCTAGATATTGCATCGATTTCTAAAAATAAACTTTGGGGTCTGAGATCCCCGATACCTCTTTCAGCTTTAAGTATTGGATCTAAACTAAACACTCGAACAGATTATATAACAGCTGGTACTTATATTTACCTACAAAGTAAGTTTGATTCAAAATATACGTTCTATCAAGTACCTCTATTGAGTAGTTCTACAATTTACCCGTTATCGTCATTACAGGGTTACGGTTTTGTTCAGCCCGTATTAGCAAATTACCTTTTTTATAAATTTGTACCTAGATATACTGATAATTTTATTGAAAACTACATAGACTGGCAAAACCCCAATACTACCCTATCTCCCTATCTATCTACAACTATAGAGTGGTACGGAGATAACGGAGCTATTGAAACAGCATTTAACTATTTGTTAACTGAGAATCTAGTAGTTAAATAATAATATAACTATTAGCCGTGGCAATCAACACTCAACAGTTAAATTTGTTTTCAAAGCCTATTTCTCAAGCAACTTCTGCAAGAGATACGAATAGCCCTTTGTCTTATAAAGAGTGGTATACTTCATATACCGGCATAATACCCGGGCAAGAGCTAGCATTGTATAACTCATATCTGATAAATTGGTATAATCAAAAAAAAGATCAGTACACATCTCTTACTACGCAAACTAGATTAAATTATCTAACTCTTTTAAAGCAATTACAAATTTTTTATTCTAACGAAGAAGCTGAAAACTGGTACAGCCAGGTAAATTTAGATAGTGAAAAAGAATTATTAATAGCAATTCCTTATTTTGCAAAAAAATTAAAAGAAATAGCTCTTTATTATCTCAATATAAGAGAAGAAATAAAAAAGAATAAGATCAAATATAACGTTGTAGGCACTACCACCGGAGTTACACAAGAACTACAAGAACAATTATTGACACTATTTACAAAGAGACCTAATCAAAGTGTATCTATACCGAGTAGTATTTGGACTAATATTTCCGAGCTTAGCTCTGTTAAAGATAATCTAGTTATACAATTTGAAGAACTGTATGACGATCATGAATATTCTGATCAAAGTGCCACACTACCAGTCTCTGCTTACTACAATTTAGATAGTAAAAATTTAAAAGATTTTTTTGAAACAAAAAATCTACCACTTACTGCTACTAACTGGATTTATAAGCAAGGTACATACGATATTAATGATGAGGAACTCACTTTTAATATTGACCTTGCAACTCAGATCTTACAAAAATATATTGGAGAAAATAAATTTGCTGTTTCAACATCTACTCCAGCCCCTAGTTCTTCTACAGAGTTTTATGATATAGTTATATCGTCTGGTAATAACAATTTTTATTGGCCTAAGGGTGTTTACAAGCCTGACATTTCTACAGTTACTATATATAAACCTGTACCGCTGACAGCTTCAAATATACAAGACCTTGGGGTAGCAGGAGACTCTATTCTTAACTCTGACACTATATTTGTTAAAAGTGCTAAAGGTATTGAAGGAGCTTGGTTAAGATTTAAACAATACGATGAAACGGATGCAGCTGTTAATTCTTATATTGAAGGAAATAAAACAACCACATTTAAGTTCCCGTTTCCTGGTTTTGGTTTATCTGGAGAAGATATTGAATGGTCTGGCCCAAGCTTAAACTTCACAACTGAATATTCTTATTTAGAAACTGAAATAAAAGAAGCAATTAATGCTGCTTATTGGAATACAGACACTAGCAACTTTCAAATAACCCCTATTAGTTTAAACTCTACAACTTTAATAGATTCTGGAGCTTATGCTAATGATTCATATTTACTTGCAGACAAAATAACAATTCGCCCTAACCCACCACTTTACGATTCTACTAATTACTCTGGGGAAATACAAGAAGCTTGGTTATATAAAATTACCAAAACAGATATACCTGTTAATATTGGTAATAGTGTTATTGTGTGGCCCTACCAGAGAGTTGATCCTAATGAACAATTTCCTTCTTATATACCCTCTAATATAAATACCGTTTGCGAGCCTTTAAATTTATCAAGCATACCGGTACCAGGGGCTACAAGTTCGAGATATCTATCGAGTGCTGATAAGATTTATAAAATTCAAAACTATACAGATACAATAGATCTAGCAGTTGAATGTGCTTGGTTATCAGGAACAGAAGCTATTTATGAAAATCGCACCGGTGTTAGTCAGCCCAGTTTAAACGGAATATTTAAATCAGGGGAATATAGTCGCTTTATTTGGGAGGGACCCGATCTAACAGATGCAGATTTAGTTTTTAAAACAATAAAACATCAACCTGATTGCACCTTCACGACAACGGCTACTTCTTATAAAGATTTTAGTCTTTGTACATGCTATCAAACACTTTTTACTCCATTTGGACATTCAGGTACTGATTATGATGATAATAACAGAGTTGCTGATTTTATCGCAGAAGATCTAGTTCCGTTCGAAGCTTTTAACTTACTTAGTTGGCGAGATATTTTTAGTACAAATTATACGTCTAGCTCTGCTTTCGGATGGTATAGAACAAATAAAGAGATCGGATGGGGAGATGGCAGCTGGCGAACCGGTTCTTCCTTAGTAGACAACAAACTTTATCTTCGCTACGGTAAAACATATATATATTATCGAGCAAAAGATACATCTCTTAATAACACCTTACCTGAACTTGTCATTCGCTATCCTTATCTAAACCCTAGTGTAAAATGGATGAAGGCCATTAAAAATGAAATTAATGAATGGGTTAGTACCGATAGTGAAGCCGATATGGTTATCCGCCCGGGCGATTTATTGATTTACGAAAAAACTGCTACTACATCCTATGACTATATAAGTTCAAGTACTAATATACAAAACATTGGTCCTACAGCAGCTAATATTAATACAATATGGTCTGACTATAACTATGTAACTATTGGAGCTAGTCAGTTTGGAATCCCTCAATCGGTTACAGTTTTTTATCCTACAGATATATTTACAGTTAATGGAGCGAGGGATGTTGATCTATCAACAGATTACTCTCAATATCCATTTACTAATTATAATAATATTGTTAATGGTGTAGTTAACTGGAAGCTAACAGACCCGTTTAATCAGGAATATTTTATAAACAATGTTGCCCGCTTTACATTCCAACCAAATGTAACTGGAGTTTATACAGTGATGTTAACTGCTATAACAGCAGCTAAAATTTTACCTGGAAAAACATACACATCGACCGAGTCAGGGCTCATGATATTTTCAGATATACCTCCTATAACCGCTATTGATACTTATATAACTCAAACTACCAATTTAAGTACCTACAGTATTATACGAAACGTTCCTGGGTTTGTTATTAACGCTCAACTATATGGGTGGAACTATAACACTAATAAGCCCGCATCTAACACTATTGGGGCTCGTCCCTACTGGGCAAATAGCTCAACACTTTATCGAGATATAGATAGTTGGGGAACACCGTTTCGTTTAGTAGATAACTACAATATTGTAACTCAACCAATCATATCTGATATACAGCTAAACGCAAATAATTTATTTGAATATGAACGCAAATATTCAACATCTTTTAGCTGGGTACAACCTATTAACTATAAAACTGAAGTTAATGAAAGTGTATGGTCTACAATTTATTTTAATACCACCGGAGCTTCAAATTTTGAACATATTTTAAACAATTTAACCAATCAATTAGTTGCTCGAGTATCTAATGATACGTCGCCCATAATATTTCAAAATATTGTTAATAATCAACCCGTTGAAGTTTGGTATAAAGCTCTAAATTCTTTTATTTGGAATATAACAGCTGAACCTTCCATTAACAGTGTAGTATATTCTAATCCAATTCCTGAATTAAGAATAGCTGCAGATAGACCTTGGAATAATCTAACAAATAGGTATTTTCCAAAATATAATATCACTCCGGCATTAGACAGCCTTTACACAGAACAAGATAGAGGTGGTTTTTTCACCCCAAATAATTTAGGTATATCTACATATCTTAATAAAGATTTTATAGGGGTTCTGCAGATCTCTTCTACTGCTTTATCTGGAGTTTTTGAAGATGCCTCTACAAGAGTTGGTGGTCGCGGTTTAACAAAAGCTGATCAACCTACTCCATATACACAAGTCATAGAGAATAATATATGGTTAAAAGAGCCTATTGTATCAGGTCCTATTGCTGGTACAATAAAAAAACAAATAACTAAAAAATATCAAAAGTTTATACCCTATCAATCCACATATGAAACTAACCCAAGGTCTCAGGTTGGTCTAATATTACCAACTAGTCGACAGACCCCTTGGGGTGCAGATCAAGATTTACTATGGACTGATACCGCCAATAAACCAGAAAGCTTTTCAGGGGTACCTAATGTAAGTGCATGGGGTCAATCTCAAATTCTTAAAAATACCTCTAAGATGCTCACTAACTGGGTTACTGATATATTTGGTAACCAATACGGTTTATATAAAGATTTACAAGATTTGAATTCTTTTAGTAATCGGTACACACCAGGAGAGATTTGGATTAGAAAAAACTCTCAGTTTGTATCCCCTGCCCAAATAGCTTTAAGTGCAGTTTTTGATACCTATAAAGCTTATAACTTCTATAATCAATTAACAGGAGACGGTGTTAGAAAAATAGACATGTTTTTTAATACTCTATATATTGAAACATCTAGTATTATTTTATTAGAAGATATTAATTTTAATTATGAAACTGATAATATTTTTAGTATATCTGATAACTCCCGTCAGATACCTTTAATATATGCTTCTAATGATCAGAATATATCTCAAACCCTTCTTACCCCCGCTTCTACAATACCGGTAATACCAGGAGACACATGGTTTTTCCCAGAAAATAAAAAAGTAATATTAACTGTTTGCGGATTAGATAATACAGTACTTTACCCGTTCTTATATGAATATAGTTTAATTAGTAAAGATTTAATTAAAGTATTTCCTAAAAATTTAAGTGACATAAACACGATTAACACTCTTAGTAGTTTAGATATACAGGTTATTGAGCCACCGGTTATCTCATACGATGAACTTAAAAAAGAATTTATTTTAACTATACTTGGTAGAAATACCAATAATAAAGACAATATTATCGAAATTTCTATAAACAATTTACCTGATATGGTTTTAAACGATATAAATGTTTATACCCCTACAGAAACACTCTATAATAAGGTGCCACCTTTTGTTATAAGCCCTCTTTCTATATCTACTTCTGCAAATAATATATTTACCTATACGGTTTCAGCTTTAAATGAACCTAATACGTATACTTTACTAACAGCTACTAATTGGGCATCAGTAAACAATTTCGGTGTATTCTCTCTTACTTCTCCATCATTAATTGGCAATTACTTTTTACCTTTTGTTGTAAGCAATAACATCGGGCCTACTTATTACTCCTTACATATAAACGTTACAGCATAATATGACTACAAGCTATTCCATAATTTCAAGTATAACAGTGCCAGAAAATTATTCCTGGGACGACGGTAACCCATTTAGTACCACCGTTTCTCTAGTTACAGGTACAACTAATTCCGGTTATATAATTGGTTATGCCCCTGGTGTAAAAATCACTTTTCAAAATAGATCTACAGATGATGAAGGTTTTGATTTTGTAGAATATACATGGAATTTTAACGATTACTATAACTCTCTCTACAATAATATTTCTTTATCATGTAAACAAAATGTAACACATACATTTATAATGCCTGGGGAGTATACAGTAAGCTTAAAACACTATCAAACTAAAACGATACCTGTTTTAATTGACCCTGGTTTACCAACTTTATCATGTCTTGGTAAATATGATATTGAATGGTATTGGGATAATCTTAGCGCAACTAATATTTGCCGTACATGGTTTGAAACAGAGTGTAACGCAAGTTTTGAAAAAACCTGGGATGATGAATTAGCATGCCTCGGTAGATTTTGTAAATTTTGGTCTTGGACTCAACTTGAAAAGCAAGGAGGGGCTAACCCCGTAACTTGGGAACAAACTAAAACTGAAGCAGAATTTACAAAACGTTGGTTATACGAACCACCCACAACAGTCTGTTCTTCTGGAGAGAATGCTACATTTATAGATGTACAACAAGTACAAGAACAAACTTATACTCCATCGACAATAACAGTACGAGTACTGGAAATTAAACCTACTGCTAATATTTACTCAATTACTCAACCTACTACAGGGGTAACACCATACACTATTGAACTAACACCTCAAGAAACAAAAAGTGGTAGTTTCCCTATTGATAGAATCGTTTGGGACCCAGGGGATGGATCAGGCCTTAAAACAGTAACACGCCTCGAGGCTCCCGATGTAAACACCTTTACCTTTACAAATTATTTTTCTGCTGATCCTTTAGACCCTAGAAATTATAATCTATTACATACATATAAAAGAGGTCTTAAAACTTACCCTATTTTTTACCCCTCATTAACAGCATTTAGTAGCTCCACGGATAGTTATGATACATGCTCGACAACAGTTGGTCCGATAGTTTTATCATCTATCTCAGGACAAACTCACCTTTTAGGGGTTCGTAATAGTTCTGCCGGTAGATTATATAGCATACAAACTCAAGATTATGTCTCCTTTATGACTACACAAACAGCAACAAACACTCAAGAATATGTAATTACTATCCCTAGCAACCCTATAAGACCTATTATATTACAAGAGCAAATATTACGCGGTAACAACGGGGCAGGTTACCCTGAACAGAGTATATTTGTATGCTAACCTAAAACAACTATTAAATATTACAAATGGCTAAGGTTACATATAAATCTTTAACAGCTTTACAGCCGGTTGAATTAAGATACGAGTACTTTAATAATGAAGTATTAAAGACAGAATCGGTCGGCTTTACTGAAGGGTATAATTTTTATAAAACCACAGGTCTTATTAATTTTACAGATACTTCTATTAATAAAGGCTCATGCTTTGTACTAACTACAGCCACAAGTCTTAAAGATTTTTTTTCTGAATCTACTAATTTATCTATAGGGGAAATACCCGGAACGTTTAAATTACAACCTCGTAACTCTTTGATCTATTATGCTGGCTATGATTCTACAACAAACACTATAAACATTAATTCATTTGAAGGTACTAATTTTTTTATAACCCCTATAAATTCTGCGGGCAATGAGGTTGAGATTCGATTAGGGGATCTCTATTTGCAAATTGATAGCACTTACCCGTATACAGTTAGATTAGGAAAAAAAATAATTGTTGAAGAAGAGAAATATAGACAACAATTTATTTTTATGTTTGCAAACGGCTTTATTAGCTTCAAAGCTTTAACTAATGCTGGTTACCGCTATTTAAGTTATGGTACTGATAACATTCTGAGAGCTGTAGGACTCATTTTAAATGATTCTATAATAAATGACTACTATTTTAAATGTATTGATGTAACTACAAATATTATGCCTTATGGTTATACTCCAACAAATAACTGGGTAACATACTTTCTTGATTTTCCAAATCAAGTAAATAATAAAGATGTTTCTCTTAATAGAGAATTTATTAATACTCCAGTAAACTTCTTAATAGATTTTCCTATTGAACAGGCAATAAAAACAGGTAAAACAACTCTTAATATAGCAAATCTTAAAACTGGCTTTACCCCTGCTGGTGGACCTACCCCAGTAGATAACAGTTATACCGAACCAATACTTACTACAAATTAATGAACAATTTTAATCAAAGAAAATACTATAAAATTTTTTCAGGTTCTAATCAAACGGGCGGTTATGATAAAATTCATTTAGGTTATGAATCTGAAACAGCTGAAATTATTTTAAAAAAAGATAAAACTACCTCTTTTCATGTACCGTTTTTTAGCTCTATAAAAGATTTGATACCTGAACAAATTATAGGGGACGGTGCTGTACCCGGACCCATACCCGCTATGGCGGATCGTATTTTTCAAAAACAGAGCGGTTATGGCCAAACTACACCATGGGGATCTACAACCGGGCCAGCAGACGGTAAATGGCTGTGTAGTTGGTTGTATTCTCTTTCAGGTGAAACCCCTCAGTGGTTAGACCGTTATTATAACCCAGGTCGAATAACTTATGATGAAGCCTTTAAGGGAGAAATAACCCCTGAAGGGTATAAAAAGAATGACCCGGTTTTTATAGATACGCCATCCTCTATGAAAATAGAGCCAGGGGTTTATTATCAGTATTTTCATAATGGTGAAAAAACAGCACAAGAAATAGTTAATACCTTTGCTGGTAATGATAGCTCTCATTTAAGATTAGATCTCGATACTTGGACTAGTATACCGCCCGATAAATCAATTTATAATAATCAAGTGTTTATTAATAATTTTAAAGACGCGTGGTCTATAGATCTAAAGGAGCCTGATGTAATAGATAGAAATGCTTTAAATTTTAAAAATAATAATTTTATAGATGCACGAGTCACTTATTCTGATAATTACAATTTATCTAATGAATTTACTATTAATTTTTGGATACAAGAAGATAATTGGGACAACGCTACCAGCACTCAGTTAGTTGGCAATTTTAATTACGGAGGCTATGGCATTTTTTATAATAATTTAAAAAACTATCCATTTTTTGTAATACCGGAAACATTTTATGGACATCTTTTTTTCTTTAATCAAGAAGGTAACAACTATTTAGATAAAAGCACTCAGCCAGTTATAACCAATATAGATACTCCTTTATTAAGTGGCTCTAGCTCCCCTATAAAAGTTGCTATTAACGGAGAAGAAGAGCTAGTTGTTATTGACACCGGGGTACTCAACAGTGTCTATAAAGTTAATCACTTAGGAGACATTTTAGCTATACCTAGAACCTCTAGCGGTACACCTTTAGTTATTATCGGAAATTTAAAAGATCTTATTATAGATAAAAACAATAGTTGTTATATTATAACGACAACTAGTACTTACTTTTTTGATAAAAATTTAACTCTTATAAGTTTATCTGCTGATAGACCTTATATTGATAACAAAAAATTTGCATATGACATTAACGGTATCTTACAAGAAGAAATATGCTTAGATTTTAAATTTGATAATTTAAACAATAAATGGGTTATTAATTTGCAAGGAGATCTTTTTTTTAATAATCAGCAAATAATCAATATAACAGACTGTACAAGTCTAGCTATTGACCCGATGAATAATATATGGGTTTTATATGATAGAAATAAAATTGTAAAATATAACGCTGAAACTTTATTACCAACAGCTACTTACGAAGTAGGTTTAAATGCCAATAATGGAGTACGTAACTTAAGCTTTATTAGTAGTTATGATCGAAATACAAATACTCAAACTTGGTATGCTCTTGCCTATTATAGCGACGATCAAATATTATATCAACTAACACTAAACGGAGAAATTAAACAACTCACCTTTATACCAGATAAAATTAATATTGAGCAGTCTCCACCAGCTCAACAAGACAAGAGCCTTCTTAAATTTTCTGCAACCGGAGATTTTACAGGTTACGAATGGAAGCGGATATTTAATAATGTGCTTTATGGTAATACCCCACAAATACAATTTAAAATTGCAGCTCAAACATCTATAAAAAATACCCCACTAACCACTTTTACAGTATCGGTTCCAGTTCAATATTTTTCTGACAATACATGGCATTTAGTAACCTGTACATATGAAAATCAAACAATGAAGGTTTATATAGATACTAGATTAAGAGACCAATTAACTCTACCTGGCACGTATAATTTAAGTTATGTAAGAAAAAATGATCTTTATATTGGTACCCCAAGTGGTAAGTTTACAAATCTTAATATTGAACTTAACTCAAAAGCATTAATATTTAACGGCTATATTGACAATATTAAAATATACGATTATGCTCTTAAACCAGAAAGTTTACAGCTGTTTTTAAGGTCTCGCTTTATAGGCCAAGATCTAACTTGGAACCTGCCTACAGCCCCACTGCAGTATATAGAAGGTATAGATAGATTTTTTAAGCATAAGTTACCAGGATCTAAAAGTACCTTTTTTAAGTTAAAATTATCAGGCCTACAAATAAAGGACCCGGGTACACGTAAAACAGTAGAGGCTTTTATAAAAAACGCCATACAACAAACAAAACCAGCTTATACAGAGTTATTACATATAGAATGGGTAGAGTAATAAAAAATCTTTGTATTTTTAATTTTCAACCGTTAAATAATCTAAATGGCTCTTGGTGCAATAACAGTTAGTGCAGTCCGCTTTGATAACGAACCGTTTGTAAGATCGTTAACTGCGACAATATTGCCAGGCACTGGTACAGTACCCTTTGGTACAGAAACTGTTGCTTGGCTTTATAGTGATGAGGTCTGGGCTGTTACAAAAACCGGTCAAAGTTATGTATCTGAAACAACTGGAACATACACTCAATTAAGTACAGTTTATTTTTATGTTTCTACTGATACATACGATTTTCGAGTAGCATCCTATGATTTATTTGAGCAAGTAATTTTAGCAGTATATTTAGACCCAGTTCCTAATATTTTTTCTTCAGATAGTGTACAGATCATATACGACAATTTCCCTAATATTCAAGTACCGACTTTGTATTTTAATAATGAAAATACAAATTTTTCATCATTATTTTATAGAGAAAAAAGACCTCAGTATACTTTTAATTTAAGCGCAACTGTCGAGGAATCTTTTATTAACCCAACAAATTATCTACTTTCAAGTGAAAGTTTTAATAGCTGGACAATACAAAAAAATATAACAGCTACTAAACAAGGGCAGTTATCTCCAGACGGGGAATCATTAGCTACACTACTTATACCTATTAGTACAAGCATTTTTAACACAATAGGTTCTATTTCTAATTTTAATAATATATTAGGTACAACCCCTCACCCACCAGGTACGTATACCGTTGGGCCAACCGGTTACACTGTTTTTGGTAATGGACAAAACGCAGTTTTTGATATAAAAGTTACTAGCGCTAGCGCTGTATCAGCAATTGAAATTTTAAATGGAGGTCAGAATTTTAGTCCAGGAGATCTTATAACTATTAATAATTCGATTTTTAATTTAGAAACAGATACTTACCCGATCAGCTTTGAAGTAGAAAATATTTTAAATGTAAATCATGAATTAGGACAAAATGTCTATCTAGACCCCGATACCTATACATACTCTGTTTTTGTTTATCCGTTGAGTGGTAAGTATGTATATCTTAAGGGCTTTAATAAAGGAGAGGTTATTTTTGATATTGAGCAAGGTCTGTCATATCCAAATGGAAATTGGTTAAATAGTACAGTAGATTTTGTTGATACGAGTTTACCTATCTTTAACCCTTTAGGTGTAGGTTTTAACGACGTAGTTCGTTCTGTAGTTGTATCAAGTGATCGAATTTTTGTAGGAGGAGACTTTACCTCTTATAATAATATACCAGTAAATCGTTTTATATGTTTAGATAGAGACGGTGTACCAGTACCAACATTCACTGTCGGCTCTGGGTTTGATAGTAGTGTACGAGTTATAACACCGTCCCAGGACGGTTCAAGTTTATTTGTCGGGGGAGATTTTACAGAATATAGTGGTATAAGTGCAGGTCGTATTATTAGTATAAATGCTTCTACGGGAGATGCCCTTCCGGGTTTAACCGCGCTTCCGGGCTTAACAGGGTTAGGGTTTAATGATCAAGTTTTAAGTATAGCAGTATCTGGCACTAATTTATTTGTTGGAGGAGCATTTACAGAATATAGAGACGTTTCTTCTAACAGAATAATTTGCTTACAAAGTGAAGATGGAGCAGTAAATTCTAATTTTATAACCGATTCCGGATTTAACGATATTGTTAGAACTATTGCTGTTGATTCATCAAATAATCGTGTTTACGTTGGGGGGGACTTTACACAATATAAAACTACTACTACAAAGGTACAAAGAATTATCTGTCTTAATAGAGTAGGAAGTTATGTCAGTGGCTTTACGCCAAATACTTCGGCTTTTGATGATTCTGTTTTTGCTTTAAAATTAGATAGTGATAATAAAGTACTGGTAGGTGGTAGTTTTACTAATTACGATAAAATTAATAGAAGAGGGATTGCTCGTCTTTTAACAACAGGGAAAACAGATGCAGCCTTTAATCCCGGAAACGGGTTTGAATATGAAGCCGGCTCTACAACAAGAGCAACAGTTAAAAGTATTACAATCGATCCAGTAGATACAAATATATATGTTGGAGGTACCTTTACTGTTTATAATAATGAGCCTAATAATAAAGGTATAATTTCATTAACCCCTACAGGTTCAAAAAATATCGACTTTAATAATAGCAACCTATACTCTACACTAGAGCTTGAAGATTTAGCATTAACTATAGAATTATTAAGTAATTCGATATTTGTAGGTGGAGCGTTTAATTTAATAAGAACTAGACCTATAGGGAGATTAGTAGAATTAAACAAAACCGGTACTATACCAACACTAACTATAACAGAAAACCGTTTTCAGTTATGGAGACGCTGCACTGCTACTTTTTCTCTATCAGATGGAGACAATTATGATGCTTATATTGGCATAACTACAAATACAGAAAGCGTATCATCAGCAACTACAGGAACTGAAACACTACTTATTTGGGGTAGTCAAATTAATAGAGGGCAAGCTAGTACTTTTGCCCCCTATATATCAACTCTTCATGTACCAAGAACTGTAAAATATAATGATACTTGGATTTCATTTAATAATAGTAATATAAAAGCTGGTACTGTACCTCTTACTTCAACAATTTATTCTGCTCTTTGTAGCTTTAATACCCCAACCCCCACTGTTTGCAGTATTAATATTACCCTATCAGCTAGATCTACCTTTGATTCCTTTTCACCTTGGTTTACACCACATATAGTAACAAATAGTTTAACCGGTGTGTTTCTACAAAAAATGCTAACCGCAGACTTTATAGGTTTCCCTGTAAACTATTTTGATTCATTTGGAAGACAGATTACTGATTTAAATTTTGTAACTGAAACATACACGACGTCTCCCGGTTTATGTTTTTATGGAGAGGGTCATACCGAGGTTATAAAACTTTCTGCAAAAAATCAAACAGATATTAGTAGCTACTACTGGACAATAGGCAATGAAGATACAAGTTTTTATGATATATCAGCAATTGATTCTATTAATGGGCTTTTCCAGATAACTGTTTCAAGTGCTATCGGGAATTACCCTACTATACCTATAAACTTATTAATAAGTGATGGTACGATTCTTTCTTCTGGTCCTTTTTATTACTTAGATGATAATACCGGGGAGCAATTATCATACCCATTTTTTTATACTACAGAGAATAATTCTAAAAATACAAACTTAAAAGACTCTATAAAGATAGTAGGCTTTGAAACTCCAGCTTCTGCATTTAATCCAGGTATTGTCGGAGATAATATATTTTTACCTGCAGACGGGGCACCCGTTTTATATGATGCATTTTTAAAGGTGTCTTTATCAGGTTTTAAAGGTGAAATTTTAGATTCATGTTACGATAAATACAACTTAATTTGGAGATGGTCTACGTTTACTGGGTGCACCGCAAACCCAACAAGTTTTATAGGACTACCTTCAGCTTGGTCTACGATGCAATGTCTATATTCAGCAGGGTCCTTACCCTCTATGACAGCTACACCTGTTACTGCAGAGCCCGGTCCGTTTACTAAGACTTGGAAGCCAGAAGGAACATCTAATCTTTCTGCAGAAAGATCGCCCTTTTTTTGTTTTGGTTCTAATATTCTTTGGACTTTATCTACACAAAGATGGACAATTAATCAATCTAACCCTGGGGATATAACAAATTACACATATCCGTTACAATATCTTAACAACGGTTCCCTACCTACTACTATAGATATTAATGCTAATACTCGTCTATTAGTACGTGGTGAACAAATAGTAACCTGTACTATTTCATCTCCTCCATTCGATTGGGGCCTTAAAGAATTTATTATTTCTGAAGACAGTGCTTTTACAATACTTTCTCGTGGTAATTTTAGCTTTTATTTGTCTAACAAATATATTTTAACAGGAACAGCAATCACCTTTGAAAATATTTCCAGAGGTTTTAATAATGTTCAAAGTATTATTATTGATCTCGGAGAAGCTAATAGTATAACTCTAACCCCTGAAACTTTGTATCAGAATTTTACAGCTACATATAATTCAGTTGGACCTAAAACTATTACTGTTACAACTTATTATCAACCTAGCGCAAGTTTATCCCCCTCTATAGATATTTTTAGTAATGTAATTAATGTTATACCTTTTTATGATAGTGTTATTCCTGAAAATTATCTTACCGAGAGTACACCTTTAAATTTACCGTATCCTGAAAAACCTTTAATAGCTTCAAACGAATGGGCTGTTGAAGATAATATCAATTCTGTATTTCGTAAGTTTTACGAAAATTTACAATACCTTGAAACCAGAAGCAACATGTATGAATACACTCCAACAGAGTATTATGGCTGGCTTGGTAATATACCCTTAGAAAGTCAAGTTAAAGAAGAAATGAATGAAGTATGTCCTTTATGGACATGGGTAGACGTTGATTGCTTAGAGAGCGACGAGATTGTACATTGGGAAGATACACAAATAGTTAGTGATGCAACCCCCTCTATAACTACCACAGGACCATTAGCTAGTTGTGGTACGTGGCAGCAACATCAATGCAGCCTTAATATAGTTAACCCTGATTGTTACGGTAATTATGGAATAGAATGGAAATGGAAATCACGTAAAGCTGCAGCTTCTACAAAATTAATAACATGGAAAACTACAAAATGTAATGAAGCTTATGCAAAAAAATGGAAATTTGAACCTTGGATTACTCAAAACGGAGAAACCATAACAGGTATACCGTGTGTTATTGGAGAGTGGCATGTTAATATTCCAAAAATTGATACGTTTAGAGATCCAATTCCAAGCTGTAAACCCTTAACTAGATGTAGTTATAGGGATATTGTAAGTAGGAATAATATTCTTTATGTTGCTTTAAATACTGAAATAAAAATTTTATCCTCTAATTACTCTCCGATACAAATAACTAACAAGCGTTTAATAGATGATGTATTTTCTTTTAGAAATATTAAAGCTATTGGACTCGATTCTACAGACAAACTTTTTGTATTAGACGGAACACTAAATAAGATAGCATCATATAAAGTAGATTTAACGCAGTCGATACCGTTTGAAAATTATCTATCCTGGGGTGGCTTCGGTTCAAAAAAATCAACCTCAAAATTTTCAAGACCTAACGACTTACATATTGATGCTGAGGATAATATTTGGATAACTGACACCGGTAATAACTGTATTAAACAATACTCAAATAACGGTAGCTGGCTTCAAACTATTACTAATGAAATTTTAGACAATAATCCACCTATTAGTATGTGTGTAGATAGTGCTAATAGTTTACACGTATTAACAAACAAAAGTGTGTATGTATTTTCTAATCGAGGGGAATTTGTAAATGAATATTCGTTTTTAGACGAGGCAACAGAAACCCCTCTAAGAATTACTACAAGCTATAATAGAGAGGTCATTTATATTAATACACCATCACAAGTTATAAAATATTTTAGAAATGGGGTATTTTTTGGATTTTTAGCAAACAATCTGCAATGTGTCACAAACATTAGCAGTGTTTATCAGGATGAATATCGAAACACATTGATAGCTTCTGAAGATAAAATAGTCAAGTATGTTGATTTAATGACCACTAAGAGCATAAAGGGCAATCTACCAACTACATACAGAACTTTAACAGATTTACTTATTCACAAAGAAGAGTACATACAAAGCTGGGTATATACAAGATCGTTTCAAAAATTGTGGGATAATATTGAGATATTTAGGCATGCATTAATTTTTGATAATAGTAATCTCTGCAAACAATATGTGCCCCCTGTACACAATAAAAATAAACTTACAGTTGGACAAAACGAAATTGTTACATCTTCTGTTATTAATAGAAATATTAACTATCTTTGGGATAATTTTTTAACATTGCTAAATTATTTTGATCCAAAATGTATACAATCAATTGAAGAAAAAAACTTATAAAAGTAATACCTTTTAAAGTATTATTTTTACAATATGAACAATGTAGTAATTATAAAAATAGATATTAAATAATAAACAAAGATATGGCGCGTGTTGAAACTACCACTATTCAAAAAACAGAATGTATTGGCAATTCTTTAATTACTATTAATAGCAATTTTGATAATCTTAAAAATGCTATTAACACTCTTCAGACCGGTATTGCTTTACAAGATGAGACAGTGCAATTAAGCACTAATATAGAAACTATAAATTTTGTAGGCGCTGGAGTAAACACTATTATAGAAAACGGTATAGCAAATATCAATATACCCGGTAATGAACCACTTAAGGTAGCTCGATTAGAGGAGCAAGGTATAAATTCCGGTGGTGGTAAAAATAATTTTTTTATATTAAACGACGGTTCAATGAGAGTCTGTGGCTTTAATGCTAATGGAAGTTTAGGAACCGGTCTAGGGGATGTTCGTGTATATACTCCAAAAATACCTGCTTTCAACCCCCCTCTCGAGGTAGACGAGAGTATAGCTAAGTTACAAACACAAGGAGATTGTACATACGCTATTACAACTAAGGGTCGACTATATGGTGCTGGTTATAATGCTCAGGGACAGTTAGGACAAGGCAACACTGTAGCTTTTTATACTGTGTTTAGTTTTATAGATGTAACGGGTAACGGTTATACCGCGGCACCTAATGACCCTATAACCCACATATCAACTGGTACAGGCTTTCAATTTACTTTTACTACAATATTTGCATTAACAAAATCTGGCAACCTTTATGCTTGGGGTTATAATAATTTAAGTCAAGCAGGAATCTCTCAAAGACAGACCGGTAACACAATAACGGTACCTCGCCCCGTTTCAAATCTCGGGATAAGAGGTCGTTTAGTTACTTCTGGCGGCAATAGAAATGCTACTACCACTTTTGTTGTTGATAGCGACGATAAGCTTTATGTTGTAGGCCGTAATGCCGATGGACAAGCAGGTATTAATGACAATACAGGCCCAGAAATTAATATAAGTAATTTTACACTTGTTCAAGGTCTACCTTCTGGGTATCGGGTTAACAATATTCGAGTCGGTGGAACGGCTAATAACATTACCACCTTTGTAATATTAAAAGATGGAACACTATGGGCAGCTGGAAGAAACACCAATGGGGTAGTGTTCGGAAACGCAACAACGTCTCCTGCTAATCAAATCTCTTTTACAAGAGTTTCTGGATTTACAGACGCAGATTATGTTGTAGACGTTGTTGCACATATAGATGCAAACTCTGTTACTTGCTGGGCACTTATAAGAGACGGAGATTTTTACAGGTTAAAAAGTTGGGGTAACGACTCTTTTGGGCAAATGGGCGTTGATAGTGTTGCAACAACAAGAGGGGTAGTATCTAGTATTAATTGGCCCTGGATAAGAAGTGGGGCTAAAGTAAAGCAAATAGTTGTTGCAGGTGCAGGTACTGCAAAAACAACACTTGTTCTAGATACAAATAACTATTTATGGGCAGCTGGTTATGGTGGTACAGGCTTATTAGGTAACGGTACACTCACTGTTACAAATAATACATTTCGAAGAGTGCTTTTTAATCCAGCTCTAGGTACCCCTGTTGAAATTAGAAGCACTAATAATGACTTCGGCCGTCCACCGCCTGGCCGTGGTTATATTGCTAACTTTTTAGTATTATTAAATACTGGAAAAGTTCTTGGCTGGGGATACGACAACGTAAGTTCAGGTCAACTCGGCGTAGATGCTTTTCCTGAGATTACTACTATACCTAGCATTGTACAAATTAAAAATTAAATTATAATATATGAGCTTCTTTACTACAACAATAGATGAAAATCAATGCATTGGAGACTCTCTTGAAACTCTTAATGCTAATTTTAGTGCTTTAGATACAGCTACACTTAATCTTTATACAGCACCGGTTGTAGCGTTTACTTGCGAAAGAAACGGAACTGGCACTCAAAATCAATTTATGAGTTTTGGTAGTGGTGCAACTCAACATGAAGGAACATGTATGCCCTTTGCGGGTAAAATTATCTCTGCTACTTTACAGGTTTACGGAGTTACTGGTACAGTTACAACAGACCCTTGTGTTAACGGTGTAGCGCAACAAGAGTATAGACTTACAACTACCGGTATTAATTTAACTGGTAATAATATTCGGTATTACACTGCTCCGCAACTGTTGTTTAATGTTGGAGATAGGTTAGGGTGGAAGCAGGTAGGTATACCCTCCTCTGCAAACTGTTATAATGTAACATTTATAGTAGAGTTTAGCGGTGTACAAATATAAAAAACAGCCTAAATAGAATAAATATAATTATAAACCATATGAAGCAAAACCCTCTTTCCGAAATTTATGAATCAAAGGTATTAACCTCTGAAGCAGTTCCCTCTAACAAAGTTAAAGGAGACAAAGAACTTGACGATATGATGGATGCTAAAAAAGCTCGTCCAGTATCAGGTCAAGGACCAGAAGCTTGTAAAAAAGATGTACATGCACCAAAAGAGATGCATGGCACTGAAGTACACGACCCTAAAGTTTTAAAAGATTCTATGGAAAAACCAACAAAATCATTTGAAGGCTCATTTGAAAAGCTCTTCAAAGCAACAATTAATGAGCAGTTCCCTGGTGAAGAAGAAATGGGTATGGAAATGGAAGTTGAAGTGCCTACTTCAGACGACGAAATGATGGATGAGCTCGAAGGTGAAAAAGACGAAGTAACAGATCTGGTTTCTGATCTTAAATCAGTAATGGACCATCTTCAAAATATCCTTGATAAAATTTCTGAAGAAACAGGTGGTGGAGAAGAAAAGTCAGAAGAAGAAGTAGAATTCGGAGATCAAGAAGCCAACGACGTTGAAGATCTCGAAATGGAAGAAGAGCCAGTTAAAGAAGCAACAGAGCTAAAACCTCTTGGCGACAAGAGTAAGGTGCTTCAGAACAAGAGTAACAAAGTTGGTGGACATCCAAAAGTTCACGGCGGTAAGGCACACGGTGGAGATGTTGATTCAGATCCTAAGTTAAAGCCAGCTAAGGGTCATGATAAATCATATCAAAACCCAAAAGGTAAGCCTGAGGTTAAGTCGACTGTTAAAAAAGGCGATTTCTTTAAATAATAACTATTTACAGAATTAATAGACGGCCCCGTAAGGGGCCGTTTCTGTTTATAGAGAAAAGCTTAAATACAATATATGAAGAAATTATTTGAAGAAGAATTTGACAAAGCTTATCTCAAATATCATACACACCCAGTAACCCCCAACTCCTTTCATCCTCGAATTTGGTACTTCTCTCCTGATGGAGGAGACCCTGTTTTACAACCTGCTGTTAAATCTCAAATACTAAAAGATATTGAAATAATAAATTCTGCAGAACATGGAGGTGGCAGAAAAAGGGTGTGGGAATATTTTATGGTTGGTCCTGCACTTGAAGAAGGAACATCCAAAAAATGTGCTATAAACATATTAGTCTTAATTGATAAAACAAACCTTGATGATATGATTAAGGAAAGGATTCTTCAAACTATTAAGCAAATAAATGGAAGATTAGCTACTGGCTCTTTACACCCTATTTACTATATACCCACTATTAGAAATTTAGATCAAGAGAGATACCCAGCCATCTACCACCCTTATACAGATAAATGGGTTAAGAAGCCAAGATTTCTTGGTGAAGCAAAAATAGATTTAAAAGACATTGCAAGAGATCCTGCACACAAAAAGAATCGTAAACATCCCCTAAAGAAGGGCTTTAAAAAACTAGCAACTATCTAACATGCAAAAGGTTCGTTATCTTGATAAAACAGTAAATGATAACGAGAGAAATTTAGTCTCTGGTTATTGGAAAGAGCAGATAAATCATTATGGTACTGAGATAACGTATTACACTAACGGTTACACTCTTTCTACTCACTACTATCTTTACGGGGAGGATACTACAGCAGCTTTTGTGAGCGCAGGACCTATTGTTATGCTTACTGACATTACAAATGATGCCATTATGTTATCCAAGTTTGGTATTATGGCTGACTGTGATATGACCTGTGTGCTACATATCTCTTCATTTCAAGAATTTTTTGGACAATATAGAGAGCCAAAAGCTGGAGATCTAATTGAATTGAAAGAGTACGGGGGTTTTGGAGATAGACCCGGCGGTAGAGGTGCTCCAGTGTATGAGATAACTGAAAGAGATGATCAAAACTTACAATTTAATGCTAACCAACTTATGGGCCATTATATTTGGGTTATGAAGTGTAAGCGCTGGGAGTACTCATCAGAGCCTGGTGCACCAAAAGAACCTCTTAATGTTCAGTTTAATGATGATGAGGAGTACGGAAGAGAGGCTGGAGGTGCTAACCCTGAAGAGTTGGTACAGCCTTACGAACAGTCAAACGATAAGACTGCTGAATGTATTATAGATGAAAATGCTACAGATAGATCTGAAATCTATGGCTACTACGGCGGATTAAGAGAATTATAATTAAATAACTGATATGAACGTACTTCCTCGTTATACCTCTGGGTCAACTAATTTTAACTCTATCATTACGAGTTATGATGCACTGGCACAAAGAATTCGCAGACAAATGGGAGAGCCCTTGGTTAACGTTGAAATAGCTAATGAGCAAATCTACGACAACATTGCCCAGGCTATGGAATTTTTTACCAAGTATGCAGGGTACACAGAAGAGTTTTTAGTATTTGATTCTAAAAAATATGTAAGAGGTGTTGGGTTAGATGTTGCTACTCTTATTAATCAAACCCCAGAGATGTATAAGTCTCAAACAGTAGGCCTATCTGCTGGTTATGATTATGATCTTGAGTCATATAGAAGGGTACTTGATTGTTTTTCATTCACTTACGGTGAAACCACAGGCATCAATACACTCTTTACGCTAGAACAGGCCATGGCCCAGCAAATCTATTCTTCTTACATGGTAGGTAACTTTGGCTTTGATCTCACAACTTGGGAAGTACTTAAAGGCTTTATTGATACTCGTAATAAAGTCTTAGCTATGACTCCGCATTATAGGTTTGATCCTAAGAATCAAAATTTAAGAATTATACCTGAACCTATTCCTGAACAAACCTACCTGGGTGTAGTTGGTTGTTATATTGAAAGACCCATAAAGGACCTTATTAATGAGAGATGGATCTATAGATACTCTTTAGCTCTGTGTAAGATTGTTGTAGGCAACGTAAGAGGTAAATTCTCAGGCACAAATCTCT